ACATCTGTATGTAAAGGCACAGATTCAGGCATCCAATGCATTTGATTTTGCAGTTTGTAATATTCATACATCCATGGATATTCAAACGGTTTGTAATAATCTCTAGTTTTTAATAAGCTCATAATTTTTCCTTAACCTTCACAGGCTATACATTCCACATCGTCTAATCTTATGCGTGGAATTTTAGTGTTTACATTCTCTACATTTCTTGCAGCATTAGTTCTAAAATAATAGAGTGATTTTAATTTATTCATTCCATACCAATGCACATCGTTTACATACTGCATATAAGCATCGTGCACTTCTTGAGATTCTGTTGATTTAGGTATTGTAAAAAACAAATTAACTGACTGAGCTTGACATACAAACTCTTGTCTCTTATAAGCGTGTTCTACAATCCATATTTGATTTATCTCATTAGCTGTTTTAAATAATTCTTTTTCTGTATCATCAAGCATTTCTAAGTGTTGAACAGAGCCTTCATTAGCTGAGATATCTTTCCAAACTTGTTCTAATTCTTTTCCTTTTAATCCTTTAGACTTAAATAACTTTTCTAAGTATTTATTTTTAACTTGGTAACTTCCGGATAAAGTCTTGTGAGTATAGCAGTTAGCCCTGTAAGGCTCAATAGAAGGAGAAGTCCCACTACAAATGATACCACTACTAGCATTAGGAGCAATAGCAAGGAGATTAGCATTACGCTTACCACTCCCATGAATGTCAGGAGCTTCGCCCCTTTCAATAGCCAGCTCTTGAGTTGCTGCTTTTGCTTTTGTTTTGATGTAAGTGAATGCTTTATGATTGAAGCCAGTTGCAAAGATACCTTCAAAAGGTATTCCCCTAGACTGTAGATAAGCATGGAAACCCATAGCACCGAGACCGAGACTGCGTTCTCGATACGCTGAGTAGGCAGACTTTGTATACCCCTCTTTACCTTCTCTAACATATTTTTGAAAGCGTTTAAAATTTGCACTATATTCTCCTAACTGCGTTGTGTCTATTGCGTTGTCAATGTAATGCTGTAAAACATTGTCAAGCATGGTTATTAAATCTGATATAAAGTTATCGTCCTTTGACCACTTATCAAAGTGTTCTAAATTAACAGACGATAAACAACATACTGCTGTTCTTTCTTCATCTGTTGGTAAAGTAATCTCTGAACATAAATTACTTTGTCTAATCTTAAGACCTAAATCTTTTTGTTCTTTAGGTAAAGCTTCGTTACATGTATCTATATTTACCATGTAAGGCTCACCAGTCTCTGCTCTTGCATGAATAATCTGCCACCATAAATCTCTAGCGTTTACTATTTTGACAGCTTCGTTAGTTTTAGGGTCAATCAATCTCCAATCTTCATCGTGTTCAACAGCGTGTAAGAATGCGTTAGTTATGTTGACACCATTATGAAGATTAAGATTCTTCCTATTGATATCACCACCTGATTCTTTACGCATGTTTATAAACTCTTCTATTTCTGGGTGACTAATATCCATGTAAGCAGCATAGCTTCCTCGTCTTGTAGTGCCTTGATTAAAGGCTAACATCTGAGAGTCTACAACATGGATGAAAGGAATGCTTCCAGTAGAACGACTGCCATGAGTAGTTGAAATACCATTGCTCCTAATATCGCCCCAATATCCACCGATGCCTCCACCTGAACTTGCGAGCCATATGTTCTCATCATAGTGAGCAGAAAGACCACCCCTGCTATCAGGAACATAATTAAGGAAACAACTGATAGGAAGCCCACGGCTTGTACCCCCGTTACTAAGTATAGGAGTGCTAAACATGAACCAACGAGAGGAACTGTAGTTATAAAGTCTTTGAGCCAATTCAAAATCGGTCTCTCCTTTGTAGGTTGCTCCGAAGACGGAGGCTCTTGCGAATCCTTCTTGTGCATGTGTTTCATTCTCCCAAAGATATCTATCTTTTAATGTGTCGAGACTAAACTTATCAAATGTTTTTTCTCTATCGTAATCTATTTCAATTCCTAAGTAAGGCTTAGTTCCTATCTTGTCTTCAATCATTCTGAGTGTCCTGTAAATGTATAGCCATTATAGCATAATGAATTATTTTTAGCAAGTCTGCTTGGTTATGTCCGTTCTTTTTTCCATACCTCATAGCATACTTTATAATATTACCCACACAAAATCCTTCTCCATGTCCATTATCAAATATAACATCTGTTGCTTGATAATCTCCATAAGCATAATGTTTTTCATAAGTTTTATCTACATATCTTTGTATCTGTTGTATAATATTATCTTCATTAAATTTATAGTTCATTATCTTTCCACTCCTTTGGTAAACTCTCTTCGTTATACCATGTAAAATTATTTTTTTCTGCCCATTCAGCATGTGTTCTTTTAGTTCCATCTTTTCTTTTTTTAGCAGCAGGCATTAGTGCAAAAGGTTTTTGAAATAAAAATATTAATTCATAATCTTTTGGTAAAGCCTCTCGAATATGTATGTATTTACTATACTCTGCAAAGTCCCAAAACCTACCTTTAGCTTCTATTAAAATAGTTTTGTCATCTATTACTTTAACAAAGTCAGGTTCATATTTATGTTTAACAATATAATCTATGTTATCCCAATGATGTTTCCAATCTTTAAGAAGAGTTTGATGTATTTCATATTCCCAAATACTATCATATCCTTTAGGTACTCCAGTCTTTTTAGGTCTAGGTTTTCTTGGTACTCTTCTAGGCATTAGTAATAGAAGAGTCGTAGTTTTTAACTAGCTTCCAATATGTTAGTATACTATTAAACATATTCAAATGTCTGTCGTGAGATTCATCATCCCATATATGACAAGAAATTAATCCTGTATCTTTCCTATCAACAAAGATAGAAACTCTCTGTGGATTATTAAAGCCACAGCCCTGTGCATAAGCAGACAACTGCATGCCGTGTTCATCGTATACTAATTTAGATGGGTCTTTACCTTTTAAGTTGTCTTTAGTTTTAAAGTCTACAAAGATACCAGACTTAGAATACAAGTCTATCTTACCACCATATCCTGAATCAGCACAGAAAGAATCTTCTGCAATCCATTCTTCATCAGGAAAGTTTTCATCTAACCAAGCTTTGATTTTCTTGTAAGGTTTTGTTTGACCTAAACCTAAAAAACCTTTTTCAATTTGATAGTGTATTTTAGTACCTTGTTTGGCAGCTTCCATACCTATCTTTTTAGAATCATGTTTACATCTGTAAGAAAAAGAGTCAAGAGATTCTCCCTCGTATCTCTCTAAAGTAAGAGCCGAGTTAAGGGCTTGATTTATTTTCCAGTTTTCTAATGAAGGTTTAGCTATCATACCTAGTATGGTAGTAACAGAAGGAACTAAGTTTTCTTTCTTAGCATCTCTAAGAGTTGTGTTTCTTTCTTTACCATTAGCACCGATAATAGTATACATTGGTTCACCCTCTTGAGTATACCAATGTCCTGACTCAGACGTAAATTTATTATAGCTATCTAATTCAGTTTTGTCAATATCTTTTTTATGTTTCACGATGATTTACCCACCTTAATTTTCTTGTCTCAGGAATAAATAGTAAAAACCCTACACCTGCTTCTATTTGTTCCGGAGTTCTTGTTGATTTCGATTGCCAATGTGCTTTTTGATTAGTTCTTTTTCTTAACCCTGCAGTTTTAACATCTACTAATTTAATGTTTCCTTCAGGGTCTCTGACTACTAAATCAATAAAACCATCACACCCACAGTTTCTAAAGACTTCATATCCATTATCCCATAACCAAGTTACAGCATAATATTCTGCTAAGTCTCCTTTTCTACTGGATGATTTTTCTTTAATGAGTTTCATACCAATTCTCTCCTATTTTATATTCTCCTGTTAAAGGACAACGCATGTTAAAGTGTTGGCTTGCTTTTTCAATAGCTTCAACTCCTAGTTGTCCTACAAATTCAGCTTGAGATTCTTTTACTTGTATCTGCCACTCGTCATGAATGTTAGCTACAAACTTAGCATCAAGCGTATTTAAGTTTATAAGTTCCTGTAATATACACATGGCTTTCTTCATAACTATAGCACCACCACCTTGTAATAAAGTATTAAGTGCAGCGTGTTGGCTACGTACATATATCTTACGACCATCTAATCCTTTAAGGAATCCTCGTTCAGATGCTTTTTGTACTTTATCTTTTAAAGTTCTAAGTGACGGTAAATTTTTAAAGAAAGTTTGTTTAAGCTGTTTACCTTTCTTTAATCCACCACCTGCAACTGAGCCTATTTTAGCATCACCTGCTCCATAAACTAATGCATATATAAATGTCTTGGCTTGGTCTCTTGTTTTAAGACCTGCAAGATTTTGATTAGTAGTATGTATATCACCGTTGATAACCTCTTCAATATAATCAGAGTCATCCATGTAATGTGCTAACATTCTAAGTTCTAGTCCACTAGCATCTACACCTACAAGTTTATATCCGTCAGGTATAGTCCAACATGAACGACACTCTTTACCATATGAACTACCTGCATTAGGTACTTGTGCCATGTTAGGATTTCTATGTGTCATTCTACCTGTAATAGTACCATTAGGTATTACACTACCATGAACTCTATCATCTTTGAGTTCATCTATCCAAGATGTAACTTGTGCTATACGTTTTTGATACAGTAAAAAATCTGCAATTAATTTAGCTTCTCTTATGTGTTCAATTTTTC